GATCAACTGGTGCCAATGGCCCAGGAGCAATACATCGTAGTCGGCGCCGATCTGGCCGTTACGGCTGCGTTTACGATGGTCGCCACGAATGATCGGGCCGAGAGCTCCAATCATGCCATCGCCCCCACGGAACTGATCGCCGTGCGTCAGCAGGTAGCGCGTACCATAAACACGCCAATAGGCATCAGGCCCATCGGGCACCAGGAATGTCACGCGGGAATCCGCATCGAACTGTTTGGCGAGCATGGCATAGATCAGCCAATCGAAACTGGTGAAGCCACGGCCCTTGGCGCGGATCTTTTGCGTGTTGCGGCCATGGTTGCCGCTGACGCACGGCACAAACACCTGACCAAACTCGTCAGCCAGAGTGCGAATACACCAAGTCAGAACACCGATCAGATCGACCACCGTGGGCATGATCTCGATTTCATTGGTGGCTTGTAACTCTTCGTGGATATCGCCCGACACCATATCGCCGCCCAGCGCGAATACGATGCCTGGGTACTGGGCGCCGACAAAGCAACTGCGCAGCAGATAGATGGTCTTTTCAATCATCCGTCGCGCGCGCCGGTGTGCCGTCGGCAGGTTGTATTCATTGCACCCATTTATCTGGCGGGGATCGACAACCTCGGCCCAGTGCCAATCGCTAGCGAACAGTGTCGGCACCCCCAACTCACCGGCGGAAGCCACCCGGCGTGCGAGCCATGCGGGAGGATCAATATCGGAACGAGACAGGCCGATGATCTTGCGCTTTACATACTCGGCGTCTAATTGGCCTTTCCGCGCCGCATCCAACTGCGCGCGCAGGGCGCGCAATTCGATATCATCCGGTTCCGGTTGGTCTACCAAGACCTTTTGTACCGGCGCACCGACCGTCAAAGAAACACCCCGCCGGACCTCAATCGCGCGCCGTCGCTCATGCACAGCGCGTTCGGAGCACTCCAGATGGCGGGACAAAGCGGCAGCGCCGCCGAGTTCGCCCCATAGCCGGATGAAATCATCCTCACTGCATTTTGGTTGTGACATCGCTTTCCTTAAATACGCTTAGCGCCGTGGTATGCCAGGGTTTACTCCGGCACACTCCGACTATTGCGGCGCGGTGATGATCCGCACGTAAGCCTGTAGCGCGGTCAGTTCGCGGATGGCGTCATCACCGTCGGCTGCGATGCCTGCCAAGTCGCTTGCAGTCGCTGGGTCAAGTTCGGCGTAACCGGGCGCATTTCCCACGTCGGCGGCGCCGGCACCGTTGGGCACGTTACCGCCACCGGCTGTACACTGGGCACGGACCCACACGCGCTGAGAGCCAGTAGCGAGACGAGTGCGCAAAGCGACTTCTTGAGCTTGAGCATTTTCATTTGCCTTTTCTGCAGCTTGATCCGCTGCTGAGATTTGTTGCTGCCATTTGGTTTCCTGCGCCAGGTACTTTTGCGCGGCAGCGGTCGCTGTATCCGAAACCCCTTTCAGCTTTACCGCGTCATCGCGTTGCACGCCCGCGAGAATGGCGCTGTCATGCAAATGCGCAAGATAGCCGCCAACAGATCCGGCGCCAGCCAGGACCGCCGCGATGAGCAACATCTTTATCCATGGGTTCATTTGCCGCTCCCAGCCTTGAACCCGTCCGGAAGAATCCCGATAACGAGCTGCGAGGCAGAAAGGCCGGCGGCGGTGGCTACGCCAATATCCACTCGCAGGAACTGGTAGGCCGCCCACGAAACCAGAAAAAAGGTGGCGCACCCCCAGGTGCCCACCTCTACCGTTCGATTCTTCAGGTACTTAAGCACATGTCCCTCTCTTTCTTTCTGCGGGTCACCAGGCCAGGCAGAACCTTCTTGCCTGCATACACATAGCGCAGCAGCTCATTACAGGCCGCCGGCACGTTGTGGGCGCGCTCAAGCCGAGGAATGCGCGAATGCGCCAGCGCACCGACCCCGGCGTTGTAGGCGAAATCGGTGTATGCAACGCGCCGGTTATCAGGCAGGCCAGGCATCATGCGATCAACCGGCCCCAGATAATCTGGGATGCGCTGCATTAGCATTTCTCTGCACTGCGCCGGGGTCCGGCGTTCGCCTGGTGTCACGCCCTGAGTTTCGCCAACGCAAATGGTCAAAATTCCAGCAGGGTCGCGATAGGCGTGTGTCCGCACTCCCTCATTCGGGAGGATAAAAGCCGCCGCGAGAGAGGCGATTAAAGCCCCTCCGGCAGCGGCTTGCTTAGCCGAGGCCATGACAATTCCTTATGCTATGCGCCGAATTCAGCGCGGATCTTCGCCTCGGCGGCAGCCAGTTCAGCCAGCAGCTTTTGCTTTGCGCTGTCGATGGCGGCGTGCATGGCGCCCAACTTAAACGCGGATTCAATACGTTCCTCGGCGCTGCGGGAATCGGTCTTGAGCGCGTCGATTTCGGACTGAGCAACTGCTTTCAGAGCTTCAAACATGGTGGTATTTCCTATCGGTGATGACGGCGCGGAAACCGCGCGCGTAAAAAAAGCGCCGTAAAGCGCTGTAAGTAATTTTTTGAGGCAGGCCATTAGCGACCGCCGAGTCTGGATACGGCGACCCCAATCGCCCCGGCAATCAGCAGTTTCAGCATTTCGAACAATCCACTGGACTGCGCGCGGGCCTGAGCCTGTTGATGCGCAGCAAGGGTCTGCTGAAGCGTCGCTAGGCCGGTGGTGTGCTTATCATCGACCCGGCGCAGCTCGGTCCAGATTCCCTCCTGAGCGCGGAGAGAGGCCGATAACTGGGCTTGCACGGTATCAATGCGGGCGTTCTCGCGCACCGAAGCGACTGCCGCATCCGCCAGCTTTTGCACGGTCTCGGTTAATTTTTCCAACTGCACTTCGACGTTGCCGACGCGCTCACCAACCCGGGCCACAACGACATCTGTGCTCTCTGACATATCGCCACCTTTTGGCATCTGGATTACTGGGTGAAACCCATTACTGGGTTAATCGACAGGACCAGCGGCAGGCGACCGGTGAAGCTCGGGGCATCAACAGCCGACATCAGCTTCCACCCGAGATACATGCGCAGGCAGCGGCCAAAGCCCCAGGGCAGAACGATGTAGAGCATCCAGCCGCCCGGAACGATGGCAAAACAAAACCCGGCATGGCCGGGTTGGTTGCTGGTCTGGGAATCGCCCCACCATCGCGGCGGGGCGGTGATGGTGACGCCGGCGACATCGTCATCGAAGCCGCCGCCCGGATTGCGCCACATCCACAGCACACGGCGCAGATAGCGCGGCAGGCGATTGACGACCGGGTGCGCGATCGGATCGCGCCAGTACACGTCGCCGTCCAGCGTAGCGTCATCAGTCTGCAGCCAGGACAGGCAGGACGGCAGATTGCCGTCGGCCCCTGCAAACAGCACCAGAATCGGCGCGGCCAAAACAGAGACGGCGGTGAGCGTCAAGCTGACCGCCGCGAACAGGACCCACTTAACAAAACTCATGAAGGCATACTCCAGGTGATGGCTTGCACGGCCGCAACCGTATTCGCCGCGTTGATCTTGGCCACAAGCGCCGCATATTGCGCCTGCAGCTTGGTGCGGAACGCTACCCAGTCGGTGTTGACTTGTTGCACCTGGGCGGCTGAATGCTCGGTGAATGCCCACACGCCGCCGCTAGCGCACCAGAGCTGCGTTTGCCAGCCTGACGCAGCGCCATTCGCCGCTGCAACTGCTGCCAGCAGGTTCTGCTGGTCAGTAAGCTGAGACGGGTATTGATGCGCACTCCCCAACACCGACGACGGAAAGCCAGAGACAATGGCGGCCTGGCATGCTTGCCCCAGCGCTGCGATCTGCGCCGACTGCTCTTGCACAATCGTCTGCGCCGGCTCGGTCAATGAGAACGTCTCGCCCGGTAGGAGGTCCGCCTCCGAATTGATGGCGCGCCAGCCGCCCTGTGCGTTAATTGCATAGCCCATTACAAGTTTTCCTCCCAGCCAGTTACCGAGGCACCGCACGGCGTGACGCTGGCTGCGTAGTACAGGTTCATGCTCTCGACAGCGAAGTCATACGACACTTGGGCGGCGTTGTTTGCAACACTACTCAAAGCGGCCATCGGGCCACCGTAGCTGAGCCCCGGCATCGAGTTGGGAGACAACTGCACCGTGTTCGAATTTGCGCACCACATGAAGCCACGAACCCGGCTGGCGGTCGGTGGAATGAATGCGGATAAGCCGAGCGTGACGACGGTCGTGCCCGGCGTGCCCTGCGCCGACGCGGTCAAGATGGGGGAGATCGTCGCATTCGACCCCGGAAGGGTCGCGTACTGAACGTTGCGGCCATACTGGATCGTGGTACGCAGGATCTTGTTGGAATCGGCGTAAACCGACCCGGTACGGGCAAACATCGTATAGCCGGACGGCAGGGTCGGCGCCGTCGCCGAAAGCGAATACAGCTTGGCCGGAGTCAGGGTGGATGGGTTATAGATGACGTATTCGTAATACCAGGTCAACGCGGCCACCGTCCCGGTATCGAGACCGTTCGCCCCCGAAGCGAGAATGTTGCCGGTAACATTGACGTTCTGCAGCGTCAAATACAGCCCCGAGCCGTTGGACACCTCCAGCGCATCCGCCGTGGTCACCCGGCCATTCAGCGGGTATGCGGTCAACGCCGTCGCCGAACCGGAGGCCGTCGTTGCCTGAGAAATCGTCACGGTCGTGCCGGAGACGTTGGTCACATAGGTGCTGGCCGGGATGCCGGAGCCGGTGATATAGGTCCCGTTTGCGATCAGCCCGGCATTCGAGCTGACGGTCAGCGATGTCGAACTGCTTGCCCAGGTACCCGTCAGCGAAATCGGTGCCGTCGCTGCCACCTTCAGGTTCTTGAACGCGCCTTGAATACCCGACATAGCATTCACGCCGGTAGCCGGATTAAGCAGCACCCAGCGACTCAACGTCGCATCCCACTGCAACGTGATCCAGTGCCCAGCCCCTGCAATATCGCCAGCGGCCAACGACAAACCATTGCCCTTCACAATAGCGGCAGGCGTAATTACCCCTGGATTCGGCGTAAAGGTCGGCGTGGTTGTAGCGTTTGCATACGCAGCGCGGATCGTCAATTCAACGACACCAGTGGCCATCGTCGTCGACGTAATCGCAGGAGTAAAACTCCCCGTCAGAGCGTCGGAAGTACCACCGGCCGAACAGGCGGAATACAGGTTCTCCTGAATTGCCGCCTGAATCTGACTCAGCAGAGCGAATTGAGCAAGATTGGCTGAAGCCTCTTGAAACACAATGTTCGAGGTGCCAATTACGATCGGCGCCTGGGTTTTAAGTTGCCAAACGGTATCTGCATTCGCCGTACCGGCCTGCACTGGCACCAACATCGCAGGCACTAGCTCGGCGGCTGTATTGACGTCTGAAGCCAGCGACCAGGCGCCGGCCGAAGCGACGTAGATCCCATTTTGCTGTGGATTGGTTTGGTCTTTGACCAGCACTCGATTCCCAGCCGCCAGCAGCACGCCATCGATCGTCTGCAGCCCGGTGAGTGCGATATTCGCGCCGGTGGTGGCCACCAGCGCCGGCACTTTGTAGGCCAGCGCCTGCTCGACCGCACTGACCGAGAGTTGCTGGATCGCGGTCAACATCTGGTTGTAGGTGGTTTTCGATGGGGCCAGGCCAGCGGCGGTGACGACGTTGAGCATCTCCATCATCAACATATTCATAAAGTCACTGCGCATGAGCGTGGCCGGAGTGTTGGTGGCCGGATTGCCATCGGTAAAAAACCCGGGCGTGCCCTGCGCTGCGGGCGCAGGCAGCGCGCTGACGGCGGTCGCATCGTCAAACTGATACATGAGTCACCTCAAGAGTAATAAAATTGCAGGATGGTGTGCGCCGGCGCGATCTGACTGATAACGCGCTGCAGGACGGAGTTGCCCCAGGCATTCATGGGTTCGCCCATGACCGACTGGCCCATACGGAATGGGGTCAGCGTATTCAGCGGCGCATTGACCGCCCAGGTGTGAGCCCACTCAGGGCCGCCCAATTGGCTGCCCATCCGCGATTGCCCCATGCG